ACATTCATATTGCGCCTGTCCTCAGTTTTCCCCAGTTAGCCACAACTAATCTTCAAAAAATTTTTAGAATAGTTGTTGACATATTTGTTCAAAGGTGGTACTATATAATTGTCAAGAGGGAACAAGCTCTTGAATAAAGGGAAAACATAAAGGAAGGAAAACAAAATGAAAAAAGAAACATTAAAGCTGATTCATGATGCGGCTATGGTATGCGCTGATAATATTAAAGAGTATGGCCCTAATAGGAAATTCGAGTGGGAACTATGGGGATATCTAGAGGCCTTGTGTGATTTAGGATATATTGAATATGGTAAAAGGCTTAAGATTGACTCGCACTATAGAAAGTATTTTAATGCACTTAAAGCGACACTTAAATCAGGCCGAAACTAGAGCTAAAAGCTCTAGTCCGTGCAAGATGGTAACTTGTACGCCGATGATGGCAAACCAATAATAGGAAAGGAAAAACAAAATGAAAAGACAAACATTAACAATCAATGGCGAAACTTTTGAACTATTCAAAAGCAACTTAAATGAGACGGAAAGCTTTACTAACGGTGCGGCGTATGATGCAATATATGAAGCGTATGTTCGTCCATCTTATACCAAAGTTAGTATATGGCATGCATGGTGCGAATGGTGCTATACTCTCAATAAAAATGGTATTCCTTGCACGTTAGAAATAGGAAGTCATAGTTGCCATCAGTTTTCAATCTATGGTAAGATTAAGTTTGGTGGTCAAGTGTACAGCTTATGGATAACAAGGGTTCACAATCGGGCATATTTAATTGCATAAGCCGAAACTAGAGCTAAACGCTCTAGTCCGTGCAAGATGGTAACTTGTACGCCGATGATGGTAAACCATAACAAGAAAAGGAGAAATAAAACCATGAAAAAAGAGAAAATGATAACAAGAACACTGATTTTTACAGATGTTGAAATTGTGGCTTTTGATAGTACCACAATGACGGGGGCAAAAAAGGTAGTTCCTGTTGTTGGGAACTACAAAACCGATAAAGAAGCTATGAAAGCCGTTTCCGCAACGTGCGTTCCGGACGGTGTAGTAATTGTATCGGCTAAAGTAGTCGGTCATTCTTCAAGACTTTACGGCATGACGGAAAATGATTTTTATCGGTTAGCAGTAGAGTTGCCGCCACGCAAAGTGTATGACTATGATATTGTGTCTACGGACTAATATAAAATAAGAAAAGCTGTTCTATCGGCAAGACGGGGAGAAAGGCAAACTGAGAGGAAAACAAGGAAACAAGCCAATAGCAAAGGAGATAAAACAATGAGCAGAACATGGAAAGAATATATCGGCAATATGAAAGAAGAATGGACAGGAAAGAGAGTTATCTATGATAAGAAAACATACCATGTTGTCGATGTTGATTATAATGGGTTCCTTTTGATTGACAGAAAAACACGGTTTAATGATACTACGGCGGTAAGCAAAGCAAGCGTAACAATAGTTCAATAAGAAAAGCTGTTCTATCGGCTATACGGGATAAAGGAGTAAGTTATGGAACAAGAGTATTTGTTTTCAAGGCACTTTAATAAAGAAGAATATAGGTTTTATCGTAAAAGTATTTATACAAAACAGGGTAAAGTTACCTATTTTGAAGTAGTAACTCCCGAGAACTGTTTAGGATATCCGGACTATATATTATTTGCACACGGTATCCCGTATTCTCAGTGGCGGTATTGTCCACAATGGATTCTGAAAGAATGTAAAAAAGCATTGCTTAAAAAAGGCTATCAGCCGTAAAGCCGAAACTAGGCCACAAGGCCTAGTCCGTGCAAGCCGGTAACTTGTACGCCGACGATGGCAAACCAAAAAACAAAAAAGGAGCGCAGAAAAATGAAAGTCGTATTTGAAAATCTGAATAACAATGATTATGAACATGGTATTATTTTTCTTTGTTTGACAACTTATTCAAGCGGAAATGAAGTTGTGTCTGTACTGTTCGACGATATTTATTATAGTGCTAGAGTTAATATTGACGAAAAAGGCCATAGAAGTTTTAAGCATTGCGGAAAAGAGTATGGTTTTGAAATTATAAAGGATGGCATAAAATGACGCTAAAAAATCTCATTGATAAATTAATGGACACAGACGGTCTTGTAGTTGTTGTAGACAATCATGGAAACGTAGAAGGTGCCTATGTCGATAGAGAACACTTTAATGAATATCAAAATTGCAAGGTCAAGACTATAAGACTAGCAGAATATGAAACTACGATTGTAACAGTATCTGGAAGTATTAAAGGAGAAAAAAAGAAATGAAAAACAGAACAGTTAAAGCTATAATTGATATGTACGATGAAGAAATTTATCGTCTGGCACTGGATATTAGCGATGCACAAAGGCACGGTGCTACCAACGAGCTTCTTAAGGCGTGCGAGAGACAAGACGAAGTTCTGGCTCTGTTTCACAAGACAGTTGATATCATTAATAGAATTAGGTAATTGCCATGAGAATAAAAGACGCATACGGTATCTATAGGGACTTGCAAGCCCCTATAGATATGGAAAGAACATTATATCAGAAGGGACAAATAAAATATGGATTTTTCGACCTTTATGGGTGCAACAGTTCTGTACCGAGAGCAGATAAAGAATCAATTACAAAGCCGTGTAACTGGAAAGATTTACACTGATTATTTAGTGCTTCAAGATTGCACTATTGTTACAATTTCAAACAGAGGTTTTATGTTTGAATATAAGCTTTATAAAACGTCGGAAAAAATGAATAAAGGTTTTACTTCCTCTATGGTTGCTGGCGAGATATGCAAAGTCTACAAGCATCAAATTATCCGAACTTTTTTTCAAAAGTAGTTGACATTTCCGCATCGAAGTGGTAACCTATAATTAGCTCATGTGAATGTCTTCCTTTCTGAGATTAGGCTAGGCCCTCTGGGCGGTAAGTGGCTTCAAACGTCACCTAGCCTATTTGGCAATAGTGCCAAGGCATAATAAACGAAAAGGAGAAGAAAAAATGCCAAGAACAAAGAACCTTATCACAAGAACCATCGTTGGAACAGAAGTCACACTGTTGGCACTGGACATTGTAACAGGTGAAGTACAGAACGAGACATATACAATGTCTGGAAAGTTCAAGGATAGTGCCGCATTACTGAAAGCTGTACAGAAAAAGTATGATACAGACACACTCAAGCACGTATCCATAGTTGAAACGGTTTCTGTAAATCAGTTGTACGGCATGGACGAGAGCGATTTTATCCGTAACGCATTTAAACTTGATGAGAATCGTAAACCAATTACGGAAGATGACTTCATTGCAGAATAACAAAAAGGAGAACAATAATGAGAACAGATTATTCAGTAACAGTAAAAGAGGTTTCTAAGGAACTGACACATAAAGAGCGTGTTCAAATCACAGATCTTACGGATTGTGTAAAACTTGATACGGCTACGCAGGAAGGGCCAGTTCTGATTGATCTTGATTATTACGCAGTTCTTGCGATTCATAATGAGAAGTCTACGGATAAGGATTATGAGAACTACGTAGTTGCCGATAAAAATGGAATTAGATATTCAACAGGTTCCAAGTCATTTTTCAATAACCTCGTTGATATCTGTGAAGAGATGCAGGACTCTGACGAAGAGTGGCAGATTAAGGCATATCGTAAGCCGTCCAAGAACCGTCAGGGTAAAGATTTCATTACTTGCTCTATTGTATGATAGTCCAGTAGCATTGCTACTATGACTATATAGCTAGCCTTGCTAGCGACCCTTCAATTAGGGTTTGTACCTTTAAGGGATACAGTTAAAACCTGTATCCCTTTAATTTTTAGTGAGGTAAAAGTATGAAAAGGAAGACAGTTCGTCCAATAGTTAAGGCATATAGAAAAGCTGTTTCAGCTTTTTTCAGAAAAGTAAGAAGTATGGCTAAGCGTGGTTATGCCATAGACGCTGTACTTCCGAAAGAACCTAAGAAAATCACCGAAGCAAGTGTTCGTAGAATCAAGAAGATTTCTTCAAACCTTTATAAGAAGTCATACTACGTAACCGAAGAGGGAGAAGTAATCAGCGGCGTGGAAGGCCGGAAATATGAACGGAGTAGATCAGCTAAGAAAGCGGCTGAAACACGAAAAAGGAAGAAGCAAGAGAGTTCTATCAGGTATGACTGGCAGATTGCCTTTGACTGGTTGGAAGGGATAATTCAAAAAGTAACAGAAAAGGGAAGTGAGCGTGTAGCAAGTGCGATACGTGATATTGTTGATGCCGCTGTAATTAGATCATCAGAGCGTGAAGTGGGTATGATTATTGTATCGCAACAAGATGAAGTACGCCAATCGATAGAAGAAATAGCGGAGTCCTTTTACAGTGCGCAGTCCGGCAAATATTCTTATGCACTATCAAAACTTTCACAGATACTAGGCGGCGGAGCTTTAACAGCCGCACAATTAAGTGACTATGAAAGTGCTGATGAGGACGGTGAGTATGAATATAGATAGGGAGCCATTTATAGACATAGATGCAATGGAAATGTCGTTGCAGGAGAAGGAAGACATGGCTAACCGTAAATATAGATATTTTAGTTGTGACTTTGAGACTACGGTGTACGAGGGTCAGACAAGCACGGAAGTATGGGCGAGCGCAGTAGTAGAGCTAGGGTCAGAAGACGTAAAGATATTTCATAGCATAGACGAAACCTTTGAATATTTTAAATCCCTAAAGTGTAACATGGTTTGTTACTACCACAACTTAAAATTCGATGGAAACTTCTGGCTGTATTATTTGATTAATGTTCGGCACATGGAGCAAGCCGTAATACGAGCAAGTAATGGTCAAATAATTGGTTGGAAAGAGCCAAAGGATATGTTCACAAACACTTTTAGTTATTCAATTAGTGATCGTGGACAGTGGTATATGATAACTTTGAAACTAGGACAGTATGTAGTTGAATTACGTGACAGTTTAAAGCTGTTACCATTTTCAGTAAAACAGATTGGAAAATCTTTCAAAACCAAGCATCAGAAATTGGATATGGAGTATAAAGGTTTTAGATATGCTGGTTGCAATATAACTGATGAAGAAAAACAGTATATAGCTAACGACGTTCTAGTTATTAAAGAAGCACTTGAAATAATGTTTAATGACGGGCATAACGCATTGACAATAGGTGCTTGCTGTATGAAAGAATATAAGAGCGAGTTAGGTGATTTATATAAAGCTATGTTTCCGGATTTAACCGAGGTTCAATTAGATAAAAATTATGGAGCAAGTACAGCCGATGCGTATATACGTCATAGCTATCGAGGTGGATGGTGCTATTTAGTAAAAGGAAAAGAAAATCGCTTATATCATAATGGCAGTACAGCAGACGTTAATAGCCTTTATCCGTCAATGATGAGTAGTGAAAGCGGAAATTATTATCCTGTTGGCTATCCTACATTCTGGTCTGGAAATTATATACCGGAAAAGGCGTTACAGAATAATAGATATTATTTTATAAGGTTTACATGTACTTTCAATATTAAGAAAAATATGCTTCCGTTTGTGCAGATAAAAGGAAGTTATTTTTATACTGGTACGGAAATGCTAGAAACATCAGACCTTGTAGATAAGACAACAGGTGAAAGAACTCATTATTACATTGATAGCGTTACAGGAGAGCGTAAGCCAATAGTGGTAACATTAACTATGACTATGACTGACTGGAAACTTTTCAATGAGCATTATGACGTAAGCGATCTTACAATTCTGGATGGGTGCTATTTTAATACAGAGATAGGAATATTTGACGAGTATATTAACAAGTACAAAAAGATAAAACTTGAAAGCAAAGGTGCAATGCGAACAGAAGCAAAACTTTTCCTGAATAACCTATATGGTAAAATGGCCAGTAGTACAGATAGTAGCTTCAAAGTAGCCTTTATGAAACCGGATGAAAGTGTTGGCTTTGATTATGTCGAACAGCATGAAAAGACAGCAGGTTACATAGCTGTTGGAAGTGCTATTACAAGTTACGCAAGAAATTTTACAATACGAGCCGCACAAAAGAATTATCATGGAGTAGATAAAGCAGGATTTATTTACGCAGATACTGACAGTATACATTGTGATATTCCTACAGACCAGTTTAAGGGTATAACTGTGCATGATAAGAATTTCTGCTGTTGGAAACTTGAAAGTACGTGGGACATAGCAACATTTACCAGACAGAAAACTTATATTGAACATGTTGTGGCAGAAGATTGCAAGCCAATAGATGAACCATGGTGGAACGTAAAGTGTGCAGGTATGCCAGACCGATGCAAGCAACTATTTATACGGTCAATGGAAGGGGATAAATGGAAGGAAGGTGAGAACGATGAAGTGAAGGAATTTTTGTCAAAGAAGCGGACACTTGAAGACTTTAGAGTAGGCTTAAAAGTTCCGGGAAAACTGATGCCAAAGCGGATTAAAGGCGGCGTACTTCTGGTAGAAACTACGTATGAAATGAGGTGATTAATTTGGACATTAAGATAAGATATTTAGAGACAGGACTAGTAGAGATTAAGGTTACAGAAATAGGAGACTGGATAGACCTTCGATCAGCCGAGACTGTTTGCCTGTATAAAGGTGAAAAGGCTTTACTTCGTCTTGGAGTAGCTATGAAACTTCCTGATGGGTATGAAGCTATTCTTGCGCCAAGGTCAAGTACATTTAAAAATTACGGCATAATTCAGACTAATGGAATAGGTATTATTGATAGTACATATTGTGGAAATAATGATGAATGGATGATGCCAGTATTAGCCACCAGAGAGATTATGATACACAAAAATGATCGTATCTGTCAGTTTAGGATACAGAAGAAACAGCCTACAATTAAATTTGTAGTTGTAGACAAGTTAGGTGACGAAGACCGAGGCGGATTTGGAAGCACAGGCACGAACTAAAGTAATTTAATATAAAGCAATAAAATAGCCTACGGATTAATATCCGTAGGCTTTATTATCGTTTCACAGCAAGTTCTTATAAGCGGGTGGCATATCCGTAAATCTTACAAGGCACTATCTTCCAAGTGTGCGCTTCCTTGCAGAGCGAATAAGAAACAGGTGTGCGATAACCTTATCTGTATGATACTAATTTTAGCACAGCTTCCTTGCATTGTAAATTCTTAAATCTAAAACATCCGCGCTCAAAATAAAATCTCATGGATTGTATGAACATGTCGTTATTTCTAAGCATAACATAATTTATTCTGTGATCGTCTGTTGTTACAGCAATTCTAAAACTGAAAGTGCTATCGTCTCTATCGTCACAATAAATAATTCCTTCCTTAAAATATTCTTTCAAGGCATATTCCTTATTGTTGTATATAATTGTAGCAAGATATTTACTACTTCCAGTAGGCTTTTCAATAAAAGAACTGTTATCATTAAGGTACACGCCTTGCTGACTTGCAAAGTTAACATATTTACTCGAAGCAAATGCTCTTGAGAAACCGGAGTCAAGCATAGCTTTTGAAGCAGATTCTACCCATCCATTTTCAAGTACCCATCCATGTCCTTTTAAGAACTTTGTCTTATCTTGTAATCTTTCCGAGATGCCGAACTCTACGTAATACGGGTTGATTAAAGATACTGGGTTTGACAGCATGTAAACCGGGACATATCTGGTCTGTTTTCCCTGTCCTCTGGCAATGGAAGTATGTACGGATTGAAATTTAGTAATTTCATCGTGGCAATAGTTGTTTGATTCGCTTTGAAATTCATCAAACATAATTCGCTGTACGTCACTGAAAAGGTGACTATTCTTTTTTACTTGGTCTGACTGGTTGAGAGCAATAGCATATCCGCAAGATTCGCCAAGATCGTCTTCATCACAGTTAGGGCTATGAAGGAAAAGTTCTCTTCCAATTCCACCGCTTATCTTTTTGCTTGTCATTGTATAACCACGGAAGAAAAGAGAACCAATGTCCTTAAAGAATTTTTCTTCAACATTTTCAAGTTCATAATTAAAGCGGAAAAGCAGAGCAAATTTCTCACGCTTCTCTATAAACTTTTTTACGAAGAGTCTTCCGAAAAAGGTCGTTTTCCCACCGGTTCGATTCGTGGTAATCATATAAATTTCCGGTTTTAGTCCGTCCAGATCGTTCATTGATAATATTTTTGTTCCGTCGTAGTAAGTTGACATATTGATTTCCTTTCTTTTTTATGCTTTAATTATATCGTATCAAATAACTTTTTTCAACAATTGAGGTGATTAAAATGGACGGACAGGTAATTATTAACGCAATCAGTACAGTAGGTTTTCCCATCGTTATGTGCATTATTCTGCTTTACATTGTGGAGAAGCAGAATGAAGAACATAAGGAAGAGATGGCAAAGATCACGGAGTCACTGAATAATAACACTCTTGTGATTCAGCACCTAACTGATACTCTTTCAAACGTAAATGGATTGGAGTGCGATAAGAAATGACAAAAACCGAATTGGCAATCAGAGCTATGGAAGAGCTTGCAAAAGATAATTCGCATGGCTATGACCAGATACACAGATGGGGGCAGGACTATGACTGTTCATCAGCTGTGATTACGTCATGGGAAATAGCAGGCGTACCAGTTCATAAAAATGGAGCAACATTCACTGGTAACATGCTATACTCATTTCTGAAATCTGGGTTCGTAAATGTAACAAAAACTGTTGACCTTAAAACTGGTAAAGGACTTGTACGAGGAGACGTACTTCTAAACATAAAGCATCACACAGCTATGTACGCAGGAAATGGCAAGGAAGTTGAAGCAAGCATCAACGAACTTGGCAAAGCCACAGGTGGTAAAACAGGTGACCAGACAGGGAAAGAAATTCTTATTCGGAACTACAGGAATTATCCTTGGGACTGTGTACTGCGATACAAAGAATTAGAAGATATTGCCAAAGAAGTAATCGCAGGAAAATGGGGCAATGGTCCTGTACGAAAAAGAAGACTTGAAAAGGCCGGCTATAATTATTTAGAGGTACAAAAATGCGTAAACTGTTTATTGAATCAGTAACATTTATATTATTTGCATTTCTGTTAGGAGTAAAAGAATAATGGCTTGGCATACAGAATGGACTACACAGTTTTGGCCTTTTGGAGATTATACATCCTCTGCTGTTCTCGATAATGCAACAGAAGTATATAATCGTATGATTGCAAGTGGGTGGACGCATAATGCCGCATGTGGTGCTATTGGTAATCTGTGTGCCGAATCGACTGGAATTAACGCAGGACAATGGCAAGGTGGGTTCGGCGGATATTATAAAGACAGTCAAGGATTTGGTATGGCACAGTGGACTCCGTGGACTAGAGTTTCTTCTTATGTAGGAAGCAGTTCACAATCCAAGATGAATGACCCAGACGCACAGTTATCCATGCTGTTATCACAGAAAAACCAGTGGTCAACAGTATATGTAGATAAATCTGGTTACAGTAAGTATTACGGTATATACGTACCATATTACGCAACTTTTGATGATTATGCTAAAGGGAATAGTAGTGTATCTGATATGACAGCAGCATACATGTGCTGTTGGGAGCGGCCTGGCAAGAACAATTCACTCTCAAAAAGACAAGAATACGCAAACTACTTTAGCGGAAAACTGGGCGGTCAAACCGATCTGCTATACGTAACTGTTGTTGTAGAAGGAAACGGCAAGGCATCAGCTAGTCCAACAAGTGGTAAAACCGGAGATACAATAACCTTAAATTATGTAGAACAGGGCGATGATACTTTTGACAAGTGGGAAGTAGTAAGCGGTGATGTAACGATAGAAGATAATTCTTTCGTGCTTGGAACTTCTAATGTTGTAATAAAAGCTGTATTTACTGGCAGTTCACCAGAACCGACTACATCTTATAAAATAAATATAATTGTAAAAGGTAAAGGAAATGCTTTTTCTATTCCAACCATCGCAGAAGAAGGTGAAACAGTAACATTGTACGCAAATACAGTGAATAACAGTAAGTTTCGTTATTGGTCTGGAAATGCAGAAATTTCTGATAGAAAAAATCCATCAACTACCTTTACAATGCCAGCACATGATGTTACAATATATGCATGGTTTAAGAAGCGTTCTTCAATCTGTTATATGCTACGGCCATCTTATATTAGATATTAGGAGGTAAAAACAAAGCGGTATGGTTAGGACTAAAGACGAACTTTTAGCAAGTATCAAAGACAGGTTTAAAGATGATACGTCTGACGAAACAATCTCTTTCATCGAAGATGTGTCAGACACCATCAACGATTTGGAAACAAAGGCATCGGATGAAACAGATTGGAAGTCTAAGTACGAAGAGAACGATAAACAGTGGCGTGAGAAGTACAGAGATCGTTTCTTCAATTCAGAGGGTGATGACCCTAAACAGTTTGACGAGGAACCGCCTAAACCTATGAACTTTGAGGATTTATTTACAGTAAAAAAGTGAGGTAATAGAAATGCCTAGAAGAATTAGTGTAACTACACTTAATGCGTCTACGATGGATATTCTTAACACCATCAGACAGAACGCATCTATGGAGTATCAGAATCTTGTACCGGAAGTTACGAAAGAATCCGATATTCCAAAGGTGGGAGAAGTGCTTTATGGATATCCCGCACTTGCAAACCAGTTTATTAGCACTCTGGTAAACAGAATTGCGTCTGTTAGAGTTAAAAGTGCTACGTTCAATGATGATTATGTAGAGCTGAAAAAAGGTTATCTGGAATTTGGTGAAACCGTAGAGGAAGTATTTGTAGGAATTGCCAAGGCAAGAGAGTTCAGCGTTGAAAAGGCTGAGAGTAGAGAACTGAAAAGAACTCTTCCGGACGTTAAAACTGCTTTCCATGCCATGAATTACAGGGTGCAGTATCCGGTAACCATTCAAGACGAAGACCTTAGAACTGCTTTTCTGTCTATGGACGGCGTACAGAATTTGATTGCAAAAATTGTTGATGCCGTTTATACTGCGAACGAATACGACGAGTACCTTCTGTTCAAATACCTTATGATTAAGGCGATTGCGCACGGAAAAATGTACCCTGTTTCAATCGGAGACGGAACAGATATGAAGGATGCCGCTGTTGCGTTTAGAGGAACGTCGAATCAGCTTGGCTTCATGTCTACGAAGTACAACATTTCCGGCGTACACACAACGACACCAAGAGCTGACCAGTACATTTTCATGGACGCAAAATACAATGCTCAGTATGACGTAAATGTTCTTGCATCTGCGTTTAACATGGACAAGGCTACGTTCATGGGCAAACTTAAACTTATTGACGATTGGACAACATTCGACAATGAGCGGTTTGACGTAATTACTGCGAACAGTGACCAGATTGAGCCTGTTACTGCTGAAGAGCTTGCTCTTATGCAGAACGTAAAGGCTGTTCTTGTCGATAGAGAGTGGTTCCAGTTCTACGATAACAAGAACGAATTTACAGAGAAATATGTTGCATCTGGTATGTACTGGAATTACTTCTATAATGTATGGAAAACAGTTTCCAGTTCGCCGTTCAGTAACGCTATTGTATTTGTAACGGATGGGGCTAACGTAGCACTTCCGGCCAAATTTACTGCTGAGATCACAAACAAGAGTGCGTCTGACAGTGCTATTGTTCTTACTGTTACGCCACAGATTAAGAACGCATCTATTGCGCCGTCTTCCGTACACTTTGTACAGACAGAAGCACTTACAAGTGCAGGAATTGCTGTGCATCCTTACGGTGCTGTTATCATTCCTTCTGGTAAGTTTGAACAGGCCATTACTCTTGTGGCAACAATTAATGGAACTACCTATACTGGTAAAACTACTATTACTTCTGCATCAGCTGTTGGTGCTACGGTTGAAATGGACAAGTAATTATTACCATAAATGGGTACTGGTTAAACTAGTACCCATTTATTAATAGGAGATAATTTTATGATCGTTGTAGAACCCAATTCTAATTTGGAATTTTTCTATAATACTGGATTGTCAATTACACACGAGAACAGTCTTTATTTCCCTTCCACGTCAGCTAGAGACAATTACTTTGGTGGAGTTAGAAGTATTGTAATTGGAAAATGTACGTATCAGAGAAGTAATCAAGGGTTCTGTAGAGTACAGATACCGATTGCTAACTTATATAACGTAGACTATATGCGTTTCAAGAATATTAACTTTGAGAATAAGTGGTTCTACGCTTTTGTACTGTCCGTAAATTACATAAATAATGAGACTACAGAAGTACAATACCTGTTAGACCCTTTAATTACATGGATGGGGGACTTTTCATTAGATCAGTGTTATATTGAAAGACAGCACGTGCGTAATGATAATATTGGTGCTAATATTTGCGAAGAAGGATTAGGAGTAGGTAACTATTGTACAGAACTACAAACTAGTATATGGACAACTGCGCCGTCCCACTCAATCGCACGAATTGCAGTAGCTAATGGAGATGGAATAACCAATGCTATGGGCGGAATTTATTCGGGTTCTAGCGTAATTGATTGTACATCACAAGAACGCCTTAATAATGCCATAAAATCGCTTATAGATAGTAACGAGTCTGACAGCATTGTTTCAGTAACAATGGTGCCGATTTCCTTTGCTGGCTGGGAACCTAGACGGATTGAAAATAATACGATACCGAAGCCATACCATGACATCATGGGGTACGTGCCTAGAAATAAGAAACTTTTTTGCTATCCGTATAAATATTGTACGATTGATAATAGAGAGGGTTCAACGCTTGACTTAATGTATGAATATATGGGTTCCGTTCCAGATGCGACAAGTAGTGGCAATATGTCTTTTATTATTCTTGGCCAGAGTTACCCTTCCTCGTGCGAACTTGTATGCTTTCCGGACAACTATAAGGGAAGTACTGGTAGTGAATACAGAATAACGATGAACCATTTTCCGGTTTGCTCATTTTCTGTTGACTCATACCAAGCATACTTGGCTCAGAAAAATGCGTACTTCAAACAGGACTTAGCTTTGACAACAGCAAACGGAGCTATTAATACTGTGGCCGGAGCTGCGCATGGGGCAATAAATGGAGTAATTGGTGGCCCTATTGGAAGTGCAGTTGGAGCTATGCAGGGAGCTTCTAATGCACTAATTGATACTACCAGTAATATTTTAAGCACAGTAAGTAATAACATGATAATAAATTCTGTACGGCCAGAATCGCCAAGTACGCAAAAAGGAAACGAAACACCAGATATCTGGTTTAGTACAAACGGAAAAGGATTCAGTCTTTACGAAAAATGTATTACCAAGAATTACGCAATGATGCTTGACAGCTACTTCGATATGTTCGGCTATGCTGTTAAACAGCATGGTACACCCAATATGAACGCAAGACCGCACTGGACATACGTTAAAACAATCGGATGTAATGTGAAAGGCAATTTACCGGCTTCTGATGCAAGAGATATCGAAGGTATTTTTGATGCAGGTTGCAGATTTTGGCATAATCTTATTGAAATGGGAAATTATGGCCTTGACAATTCTCCACGTTAACATATAATAAGGGTACGAGGTAAATAGAAATGCCTAGAAGAAAAACTAATTTTGGCGATAGCCTATTTCAGAATAATAATCAGTATGGAATGTACCTTGAGCGTCTTACAGAGCTTGCGATCAGTATGTTCGAGTGGAAAAACCTTCCGGATTCTTGTGACGAGCGTTTTCTGGAACTTACTTTATTCACAAATGGTTATGCAGTATTCTTCAAAGATGAAGACTTAAGTAACACAGGACTTAGTGACTCTGATACTGGTTCTTATCTTGCCCTTCCAGTTGCTACAAATGGAAGATGGAACGTGTATAATATTCCTACGAAAAGAAGGGCATACGCAAGTAACGGATATAATAAAAATCTTGACATAAATAACTCCGTAGTAATATACAACAATTTGTTACACACGAATAGTATAAATATTAGCAGAACTTACGCAAGAAGACTTTACAATCTTGACAGGATTGTAGACGTTAATGCAAACGCGCAGAAAACACCAGTTCTTATTCTGGCTAACGAACAGCAGAGACTTACGATGTTACAGGTATACCAGAAATGGGACGGAAATGAACCGGTTATTTTCGGTGACCGAGACTTGGATATGAAACTGGTACAAGCATTGAGAACAGACGCACCTTATATTGCTGATAAAATACAGGCACTTAAAACCGAGTTATGGAATGAAGCTCTTACATATCTTGGTATAAGTAATATTTCTTTCCAGAAAAAGGAAAGAATGATTTCTGACGAAGTTTTAAGAAACCAAGGCGGTACAATAGCAAGCCGTTACTCAAGACTTAATGCTAGACGAAAAGCGGCAGACCAGATTAATAAAATGTTCGGGCTTAATATTGAAGTTAATTACAGAGAAGACTACAGAGAAGCTGACGATGAAATCATGTTCCACGGTGAAACGGAAAGTGAAGGCGATAAAAAGGGCGCAACTAGTGGTACTCCGGTTGCTATTGATTTGAGGACACAGTAATGAGTAAATATACTACAGAGCTTCGATTTATATGTGAAACAAGTGCTGGACTTACCGATTCGGAAGGATATACAAGCACTAGGGATATCATTGAAAAAAGTCGTGCAAAGATTTTTGACTTTGACTATCCTATTTTTGATGAAAAGTATCGTAGCGTACTTGAAACAAAAATCATTAAGCATTATTATACCAGAGAGATTGCCGCTGAAACAGTTGGACTCTGGAAGTTATGGCTTGATGAGCGCATGAATAATATCATGCCATATTACAATCAGCTTTATAAAAGTGAGCTGTTAGAATTTAATCCGTTATATGACACAGACATCACAACAGATTCAAACAGAAAGATAAAGCACGAAGAAAATACTAAAGACAGCAACTTAAGGACTGATAACACAACTACAACTGATAACATTACAGGCAAAAACACAAGAACCGATAACCTATCAACAGCTAACAGCCACGAAGACCATGATAGAGATTCTGGAACAAATGATAACCTTACAGCCTATTCTGACACGCCACAGAATGGACTTACGGGAGTGACTGAATTAAACTATCTTACTAATGCAACAAAAGTAAATGGAAGCGACAGCAAACAGCATAACAATGATGGTTCTTATACTACTTTAAACACAGGAACGCAGGTTGATGACAATACTCAGTCAAGTACAATTAAAAATACTGGTACTGTATCAAACGCAGGTAGTGGTACAAAAAACTATGATAACGTCAACGATTATCTGGAGCATGTAAAAGGAAAAAGAGGGACTGATAGTTACTCGAAAATACTTCAAGAATATCGAAAAACATTCTTGAATATTGACCAGATGATTATAAACAGTTTATCAGACTTATTTATGGGAGTATGGTAATGAGTGATATAAAAACATTTAATACTGTTTCAGCTTTAAAATACTGGTGCTATAAGATTTTACCGCTTGTGTATGACGATTCGCTGTCATATTATGAGGTATTGTGCAAGGTAAAAGAAAAGCTGAATGAGGTAATTAATAATACAAATAATATACCGGAGATCATTGCCGAAGCGGTTGCAAACGGCGGATTCCTTGATAACTTACAGGAACAGATTGCCGAACTTAATGATAAGGACAGTAAAACCGCAACTGCTGACCGTAATACCGGTGAACTAATTTGGCTTAATGGTGACCTATTTAGAATCACAAGACCAATGCTTGCTGGAGATCAGTATATTGAGAGCGGTGAAGGCATAACTGGAAATATTGAAAAAGTTACACTGGAAGAATGGATTAACAGGTTCCTTGGATACGTAAAAGACGCTATTGCTTTAGAAGATCAAAAGTATAATACTATTGTATCTAAACCAATTAACAGCGGAACGCTATTGTGGTGGAAAGGTAACCTTTATAGGGCAAAAAAGGATATTGTATTAAATGAATATCTGTCTACAGATGTAAATCTGGAAGCAATTAATCTTGAACAGATTATTAAAGATATTGATACAAGATTAAGCGATGATGAACGGTATCCTATCTACTATCCGCAGGAAGAAAGAATGAAATTTAAGGGAAGCGTAGAAGGAAGCCCTATTATCAAAACTACAGCTGATACACATATTTATAACCGAGGGGCTGAAACTATGGAAATTAAACCAGTTGGAAGCGAGGTGTAATCATGGCAGATTTAAGTTTTTTTAAATTAGATTCACAGACTATTACTATTAAAGATCCTACAGCAAGGCAGGCGGCTGAGAGTGCTAAGACATTGGCTACAACAGCTAGTGGTAATGCGACTACGGCACTTAATAAAGTAACAGAACTGGAAAAGCTGTCAAGAGTGAGTATGAGTTATGATAGTACTACAGAAACTATGACTATTACAACCGGTACACACGATGTGGCATAATGGTGGTATTATGGCAGATTTAAGTTTTTTTAAATTAGATTCACAGACTATTACTATTAAAGATACTACAGCAAGGCAGGCGGCCGAGAGTGCTAAGACATTGGCTACAACAGCTAGTAGTAATGCAACTACGGCACTTAATAAGATAAATGAACTGGAAAGCGAAATGGCCGACAAGTTGTATCCGGTTGGATCAATCTACATGTCTGTCAATGCAACAAACCCAGCCGAACTATTTGGCGGAACGTGGGAGCGTCTGAAAGACAGATTCTTGCTGGCGGCAGGCGATACCTATCCGGCAGGAGATAGTGGAGGAAGCGCTTCTCACTCACACACATTAAGTAATAATGGGGCAGCTTGTATTGGTAACTTTGGTAATACCACGGCCTTTTTGACAGGTTATAAGTACCATTGGAAAGATTATAGTACCAACATGTGGGCATGGACACATAATGATAATTATCAGTTTAACTCTTCCACGACTGGTTATAATGATGGTAGTTTTGTACAACTGACTGGATCAACAGATTCAGATAATAGTATGCCCCCGTATCTGGCTGTATACATGTGGAAACGTGTTGCCTAGGCCAGCATGATGTAGAATAAGGAGTAAGTATTATGGCTGAAAATCTCGTAAGTAAGTTTACTGTAAATTCACAGGGAACTGATATTGATGTAAAAATAAAAGATGAAGATGCTAGGAATCTTATAGCACAGGAAATCAGTGACAGGGACAGTGCGGTTACTACAATTACAAATAATCTTAATAAAGAGATAAGTGATAGAGAAAGCGCAGATACTACCATCACGAATACGCTTAATAATGAGATAAGTAAGGAGATAAGCGATAGAAGCGAACTTATTTCTAAAGATAACAGTGGAAATACAGTTGTAACTGGTAAAGATGTAATACTTAATGCCAGTGGTATTCTTGATTTTAATACTAAAAATCCGATTAAATATAGCACACCGCAGGCATTAAACCATTATTTTAAATATATTCCGGCAACTGACAGAACAGGAAATGAGTATAAAATACTTGTTGATAATGGAGCCGTGTTTGGAAGCGATTTCTTCTCTGGAATCGTAATCGGTTGCGGCGATTCTGTCGCAAGAGGTTATCCATTATCAACTAATGATGGCACATTAAATAAAATTGCCGAAAAAACAGGAAAAACAATAAATACTGATTTTTA